GTTCTGGAGAACCAATTGTACCATTCACCTTGTGCTTATGCTCATTGAGGTGATAGTGTGTAGCCATCTCAGTTAGAATACCACCAGCGTTGATAGACAAATTACCGTTCTTATCAACGTGTTCGGCTTCAGCTTTCGCTGGTTTTTCAACCTTAACCTTTGGTGGTGCTTTCTCTGCTAACATCCCTTTGAATGAAAGCATTTCTTCCTTCACATGCTCTTTCTCGTCGTCTTCTGGCTCATAAGCTGAAGCCTTCTCAAGTTCATCTTTTGAAGGTTGTTCAGCGTCTGGTTTCCAGTGAACTGTTTTAACAACTCCACCTAAGTGTTGGTTGATAAACGTTGCGTGACTTCCGTGTTCATCTTTATCAATATGAACGTGGACTAGATGTCCATGTTCGGTGTGGTAAACATGATGTGGTGTTCTGCCTTCGTAGTCAGCAGGGTTAAACTCTTCAGTCAGCCAGTTCTTAAAATTACGCATGGAATCCTCGGTAGAATATATCTAATTCTACTATTTATAATTCCGTGCGCACGTAGTCGTCTTTATGCACACCACATTCTGGACAGTTCACAGTATCAGGAAGGCTCAACCAATCGGCTTCGCTAAGAGTGTGTCCGCAGACAACACAAACATAGATAACTTCTTTTTGATCTGACATTTTACAACCCTTTCAAGACTTCTTTGTACGCATTAGCATGACGTTCTTCAACACCCTTGAGTGCTTTGAAACGTGCTTCGGCTTTCTTCAAAACAGCTGCAAATTGAGCAGCGTGTTCTTTTGATTCTGAGATTTGCTCTTGGAATTCACCACGAGCAACTGCATGATTCTCCTGAGCAGCGATGGCTTCAAAGGTAGGATACATGGTTGTGAACTCATATGTCTCACCTTCAATAGCTTTCTCCAAACACTCACGTGTATTCGGACGACCAATCAAAAGTTCTAGGTGTCCCCATGCATGCTTAACTTCTTGTTCAGCTGTATGCTCAAAGTGTTTAGCGACTTCTTCAAAGCCTTCTTCGCGTGCGATCTTTGCAAAATATCGATACTTGATATGAGCCATAGACTCGCCAGCCAAGGCTGACTCAAGATTTTTAATTGTAACTGACATTTTAAACCCTTTCGATTTCAATATTACATTTCTCTAGAAAGTCCAACCCTTTGGTGTCTCTATATGTATTACGATAATAAACTTTCCTTACACCTGCGCCATACATTATCTTAGCGCATTGGATACATGGAGCATGAGTACAGAATACATCAGTACCAAGTCCGGATTCACCATCACGAGCAAGTTTGGCGATAGCATTAGCTTCTGCATGGATTACCTCATCCTTTGTCTTTGTTGTATACCTTCTTCCCAATGCATCAATCATAGGAAAGTCTTTGGATACATCTCCATCAAACGCAGTTGGGTAGAGCGTATCCTCGCACTCATTAGACCAACCAGCTGGCATACCGTTGTAACCAATGGAGATGATGCGGTTATCTTTTACAACAACTGCTCCAACTTTAAGTCGGACTGCACTGGACAACTGAGCAAATCGCTCGGCAGTATCCATGAACGCATCAACCCATTTCTTCTTCATACAACCTCAACCTTAAAAGTTTTAACCTTTTGCAACTCATTTAATGGAACACGAATCTTTACAGTCAATGGGTCAGTTTCGTGAAGACGTATATCAACAACACGGTCGACACCCCATTTTTTAATATACCAGATTCTCCATTCTCCACCATAAACCATGTCGCGATAAACCTTTCGCGTGAAGACTGGTTTACCATCTTCGTTGTATGCGGTAACTAGAACATATGCATCTTCAGCGAACGACGGTAAGTTAAACCAACCAAACATCTCTCTGATATCTTTGTAATCAGATTTCCACTTATCTTTTAATGCAAACTTCCCAGCTATTGCAACATCAACATACTCTGATGAGTCATCCACAGACATGGTGATCTTATCAGTATCAAAGTACACCGCATCTCGGCGATTATCAATCAACTTAACGGCAGATTGTTTACGATCTCTTTCTTCCTTCACACCTTGTATGTGGATAACTTGATCTCGTTTCAAATCAGCACCCGAGAATTGAACAATGTTAGAACGACGCTCGACTTGAGCCTCAATGATAACAAACGTGCAGTCATCGCGAAGGTACTTGAACGATTTGATTACACCACCACTATACTCATCAAGGGTTGCCGAATACCTACCATTGTTGTCTTTTTCAACAGAATGGAGGAATGTACCATTAACTTTTTCCAATGCTGACTTCTTGGCAGCGGTCAACGCTTGATTACAAGTATCACCTGTACCAGAAGATTGAACAGTAATGACGTCTGCCTGTGCATTAAATGCTACAAAGGCAGCAAGCAGAAATATTCTTTTTATCATTGACCGAAAGCAGTGCGAACTTGTTGGGCTGCACGCATTGAACGTTTATTAACAGTAACAGTTACAACAGCCATGGTTTTATCACCAGAGATTTTACGGTCAGTGATATACACACCCTTCAGCAAACCATCGGCTTGGGTTGTAATCTTTTCCTGAATCTTAGTTGCGATGTTACCAGCACGTTCACGTGACTTGGCGTCATCAGAAGAAACGTCTTTAGCCAAGGCATTTGTAATCGCTTCATGCGACTTGCTAGACTGCAGATCGGTTTGGATGAACTCTACAATGTTACGCTTTGCTCGCATAGTAGCAACGTTCATTGCTTGCTCCAGAGCAGCATTATCACTCATTGGGATAGCAGAAGTACCAGTGGACTTCAGAGATTCCCACTCACCCTTATCGTTGAATGTGACTTCAACCTTGCCAAACTCTTGAGTGTACTTGACAGCGTCTTTGGAGACAGGGTCAAGGTCAGTAGTTTTGACGGTGGAACAAGCAGAAAGAACAGCAGCCATTGCGGCAACAAGAATCACTTTTTTCATAATATAAATCTCCGATTAACGAATTGTGGTTGAATAGACGACAGTGTCAGGTTTTTGATACAACGATGTTACACGTTCACGCAACTTAGGATCCTGAAGAGAATAACCTAGTCGATCAGGCGACTTGGGGTCAACTTTCTTAACTTCAGCATCTTCAACAGGAACAGTGACGTTACCAACTTTCGGTACATCAACCGTGACGTTCACTTTGGATCTTAGTTTAGCAAAATCCTCAGCGAACTTAGCCCACTCGGTTTGAAAATCTAGAGCCATAACACTAGAACTTACAAACATGGATAACACTATCAGTCGTTTCATATAAACCCTTTCAACTTTCCATACTTTATTATACCCTAAGTTGGAATTAAAGTAAAGCGATTTATTCGTCTTTTTTAGCCTTCGGAGTCAACAACCCAGCCTTCTCTAGCAGCTTTCTGTTGATTTTCGGGTACAATTTATGCAATTCTTGGTCTTTCATAGCGATTAGCATCTTCGCTTCTTCGGGATGCACTCCCTCTAGAAGACTGATGAAAAGACTCTCTCGTTTAAGAGGGGTCAAATCTGCACGACAAAAGACGTACATACGACGCAACTCGCTGAACAAGTTTGTTGGGGTCATACCCATTGGTTCGGCTGAAGGTTTGAACGGTGGTTCACCTTCTGGAAGAATAAACTTCTTCTCTGGTACGAATGCGTGAGTCAGAATAATTCTGATGGCTGCATCGTTCTTATACAACTCAATCTTAGAAGGATCTTCGTTGATATCCTTCAGCATCTCTGTAACATATTTTCTCATTAAAAGTCCTCAAGTTCATCTAGTAACAAACGGCAACGATGTTCAATCAGATAGTTCATAATCTTCATTTTATCGTTCGTGGGTTTGCTATTTAGGTATGCCTGGATAATTTCTTCTTTGACATCTTTCGGGATATTGTCAAAAGCAACCAGAGTAGCATTGCGTTGCCAATTTCTACGTTCTTCATCGTTACGACAGGCATCAATGCCCTTCTCATAAAACTCGGCAAGTCGTTTAGCACTCACTGGCTTTTGACGATCGCCAACTACAAACACATCATCCTTAGACAGAATGTTTGGTACACCGTCACCAGCGTCACCCTTAACGATATGCTCAATGGTGAAGTCCATAATCTCTTGCTTTGATGCTTGAATAAACTTCTTGAGCATTGGTGACCACTGCTTCACGTTACCAGACGAGAAAGGTGCAAGCTGAAGTTGCTTGAAGTCTTTGTCTGATGAAAGAATCAAAACCTTTTGCGCTTCTTCCATAAGACCTTCTTGAATCAATTCGTTGGATTGAACCCACTCGGTCAACACAGCAATAATGTCATCAGCTTCAGCACGGTCAACCTTAACAACCTTGTATGGGAAATGAGTCGCGAGGTCATCACGGATCTCAGACATGGTATCAAAGATCAATTTCCAATCGAGGTCAGAAGCATCACGTGCTTTCTTGCGGCTGGCTTTGTAATGCTCGAATACTTCTTTGCGCCAATACTTACGACCGTCAGTTGCAATTACAACCTGACCGTATTCTCGACCATACTTCTTCTTGTAAGACTTGATGGTGGACAGAACAACGTGACGAATCAGGTTCTTAACTTCGGACTCAGTACCTTTCAACTCTCGCTGGAATGTTAGGATAGTTGCCAAAGCAACTTGGGAATAATCTACTAGAATCATGTTAAATACCTTGTGTATGGGCTTTCATTAAAAAATTGAATTTGTCGTGATCAGCCACATACAAATCTACTGGGACTGCTATTCTCATCTTACATGTATTTGGTTTTACATAATGATACAAATAAGCTGGGAAGATTAAAACATCCCCTGTTTTCGGCGAGTATCGAATATCCTGAAAACCTTCTAAGTGTTTAGGTAGATAACCACGATTAGCATTTACACGTGGGTCTTGTAAAACAATGTCTCCACCGCACATTTCATCAGAGTAAATATAGAAAACAGAAACAAAATGCGCACCAGAATGGTTATGCGGTGCCATAAAACCACTATCAATAGTCCTGACAAACCATCCAATATAATTAGTTGTGTATTTGTTTATGTCATCGTTCAGCGCTATTTTGAAGAATTCCGAGAACTTCTCATTTACAACTGTTTTGAAGTTGCTAATTTCTTCATCACCATTGATAAATATGTTGTTTCTAACAAGCTCATAATCATCGTGGTTATCGTCATGTACTCTATCTGCATTACATAAATACCAGTTCAAAAGCTCATCGCACTGAGACTGTGTCATGTGCGTCTTATAAACTGGAGTTGGATATAATAGATTTAATCCATTATCCATTAGAACGCTCCAAGGATAATACATTCCTCATTGATGCGACCATTTGGCGCTGAGGGTTTAGTTTTCAAAGTCTTGAATGCTGCATTCAGAGGACGCTTAGTCATTGCGACACCCTTGAAGAATTCTTCAGGTTTACGCAGGGTCATAGATTTGGATTCAGTGACGTCAAAGCCAATCAGGGTTGTACCCTTGATAGCAAGACCGTTATCATTACGATACACTTGAACCTTACGATACTTCGTATTGTAGATCCAAACTTCTTTGGCACCAATCATCTCTTCAGGTTTGATTGACTTGAGTTTCAATTCAGCAAACTCTTTCATGTACTTAACCTTAGCAACTTGCTTGGACAGCGGTACAGGTTTGCGCTTACGAGGCGCACGAGTAGCCTTGGCAGTTTGTACTGCTTGGTTACAGTCAACGATAATCTGTTCAACAAACTCAGCGAACTTCTTCAGTTCTCGTTTGGTGAGGTGGCTGTATCCTTCTTTGAGTTGGTCGTCGTTTCCTTCAAGTGCTTCTCGCAACTCTTTGGCTGTATCAACGTAGAACTCTCCGATTCGTTTTGCGATTGGAGCTGCAACGTTCTTTGATGCCAAATAGCCCTTCGTCGAGAAATCTGTGTTCTTACCCTTTGAGAGAATGAAGTCATCAATTGCTCCGTCAATTTCACCTGCTAGTTCATGGGCTTTCTCATCCATACGTTGTTGGATAGAAGGTTGTGCTGCTACCAGTGCTGCAGTTGCTGCAGCTTTCTTATCGGCTTTGTCTTGAGACTTTTGACGTGCACCGATTTGTTCTTTCAAGAATGCGATGCGTTCATTGAAGAAGTTAA